CAGGTTGCCGGCTTCTGCTTTTTGTTCCCCATCGGAAGCACGATCATCACCCCCGAGCAATCGATCCACCTGCGCGATGATAGCGCGCATGTCGCCCACGTTCATGCGATGGGCTGGCCGCTCCAGCCACTCGATCACCGCGTGAGCGATAGCCAGGTCGCGTTCGGCGCTCATGTGCTCTTCCTCGCTCTCCGCGCGATCTCGCGGTCAGGGGTGCTGGCGATGATCCGATCCATGATCGCATCGGCGCTGCCCGGATCCGGCACCGTGACGACCGACGTCGTGGCGTGGTGCTCCCCGCCGCAGGGGCAGTAGCAGGTAGCCGACTGCGACCCGCGGCAGTTCCAGGAGCACGCCCCGTCGCGATCGCTACGAGAGGGTGGCGGGATCTGTTTCGGCTCGGCCATGCGGCAGTGCTCGCGCCCTTGGCGGGGCCGGCGGTGGATGATCCGCTCGACCGTGAGCCCGCGGCGGAACGTGTGCTGACCCGTCGGCGTGCAGGTCCCGTGGTGCTCGGTGGGGGCTTGGGTCGCGTTCACGGCCCAGCGGTAGCCGCAAGCCTCGCAGTGGACGAGCCAGCGGTCGATTGTCGTGTAGCTCATGGCTGCTCGCTAAACTTTCCCAGGCGGTAGATGTACACACCGATTGCCGTCACGAGTAGGGCGCTGATGGCCAAGCTGGCGGTAATCCAGGTGGGCGACCAGATGCGCCACCACGACCAGTCGATAACGTGCGCCAGCTTGAGCGAGATGAGCGAGACCTGAATCATCGTGATGATCTGCCGCAGCTCGCGCGAGAGTGCCATCATGACAGCCGAGAATGTTGCGTGCGTCACTTCGGCCCCTTTGCTGCGCGCCGCTTGAGCCATCTGTCGAGCCAGGTCTCTTTCCGTGGTGGATCTTCGGCGAAGGTGAACGGTGCCGGCAGCGATGACGCAACGATTTCCTCGGCCTCCGCGTTCGTCAGCTCGACGCCCTCTTGATCGACCAGCGGATCGGCCTGCCCGTAGCCGTGCTCCGCTTCGGGGTGGCGCTGAAGCCACTCGGCGGCGATCTGGAGGATGGCCACCATATCGCGGACGGCCAGCGGCTGGGTCACGTCGATCAAACGTGGGACGAGTTCGTAGGCCGTCGGGTCCATCGCTACGAGCTCGTCATCGGGAATGACGACCATTATCTGGTAGCGGTGGTGCAGGTAGTCGCGCTCGACGTCAACTCGCATGGCCCATCACCCGCTTCCTTTTCCGGCGCGATCCAGCCAACCAGCCATTTTCGCTGCGGCATCGTCAAACTCCTGCCCAACCGAAGCGTCCGGAACGCCGACAACCCGCCCCTCGGATTCGTCGACGCCGCGCTCGGCTTCGTAGAGAATCCGCTGGGCCTCGGCGAACTCGCGGAACGCGAGTCGCACGCGCTCGAAATCTTCTCGCGTAAGGCGGACGTTGGCGTTCCATGTCCCCAAATCGTCCGGCATGGCGATCGGATAGAGTTCGACGTGGTCTACCCAGCCGGCGATGAGAGTGCTCATCGGTCCCCCATTTTCTCGCGGCCGTACAAGGCGAGACACGCCGCGTCGATCACGCCCCCGTGCGGCTTCTTGAATCGCCCCATGCACGTCGTGTCGAGTTGCGGCAGGCGGTCGCGCACGTAGGCCGCTGCCCGCGCCTTGGGATCGCCAGCCGCGTTCTTGCCGAAGAGTGCCCGATGCCAGACGGACGGCTGCACGCGGACGAGCTCCCAGCCGAGAGCGGCGATCATGCCGAGCAAGATCCCGTAGCTCACGCCGATCGAGAGCGAGGAAGACGCGGCCCCCGGCTGCGCGCGCGGTGATTCGAGAACCACGGTGATCGGCTCGTCGATGGGTAGCTTGGCGCTGATCGCGAAAAGCGCGGTGTAGAGGCGGCCGTGATCCCACTGCTTGCCACAGCTTGGAGCCGGGATCGTGTAGTCGCGGAAGAGCACGGGCTCGGGATAGATCACCATGCCCGGCGTGCCGGCGGGGCGTGCTAGGCGCTGGGCATCGCCGGGGCGGAGGAGAACCGCGGCGCCGTCCATGCCGGGGTCTAGCCCCAGGATCGCCCGGCTCATGGCATGAGCCCCAGGAGAAAGGCGAGCCAGACCCCGAGCACCACCCCAAAGCCGCCGGACACGAAGCCAGACCCTGCGGGGTAGCCGAAGCGGCGCGTGCCGTAGCCGAGCAGGTACCCGCCCCAGAAGATCGCCAGTAAGCCGGCGGCGTACCGGCTCATGGCGCCGCACCAAGGAATCGGCTCTGCTGGCGGATCACCTGCACATACTGCGCTACCCACTTGCACTGCTGGCGCGCATCGTCCAAGGCGTGGTGCTCGACTCCGCCCGCTTCCTCGATCCGCTCGATGCCGGGCTGCATGTAGACAGCGAGCCGGAAGATCGTGCGGGCGCACGCGGTCATCGGCCAGACCCAAGGGACCTTCATGTCCTGGAGTCGATTGCAGACACGCTCGATCAGCGCAAGATCAAAGCTCGTCGGGTAGGCCCAGGCGAGCCCCCCGGGCCGGGCCGTGTCGTAGACGATCCGGGTGCCCGCCCGGTGGCAGATCGGCTCGAGCGCCAGCACGGCCGGCTCAGAAGGGGTTGGCATCGTCGTCGGGCTCCTCTCGGGTGGCTTCTCCACCGGGGACAATATCCGCAGTCGGCTCCGGTGTCGCGGATAATTCGACGGCTGGGTCGGAATGCCGTACGGCCCCCAGGACGAGACTTTCCTGCGGCACCCGTGCTTGGGCCGGCGGGAGGGCCCCTGCGCTCAATGGCGCTAGGGATCCGCTCGCTGGCGGTAGCTCCGCGAGGGAGGCTTGGTCTGCGAACCACGCCGCCTCACGGACGAGCGCATCGGCCATGGCGGGGAACCGGTCGGCCAGGTCGATGAGTTGGTCGGCCGCTTGGCGCTTCGTGATCTTGCCCCGGAAGAGCGCCTTCGCGAGGTCCAGCCAAGCTTGGGCATACTCCCGATCGGGCGCCCCGTCCGGGATCCTATCCGGGAGCGCGAATGGCGGAGGTGCCGATCGGCGGACTTCCGCTCGAGCCCGATCGCAGAACTTGTCCCATGCCTCGACCGACGGCCACCGCCCGGCGGCCAAGGCTAGGTTGATGACGTAGCTCCACTCGGCCGGGGCGAGACCACGCGCCTTGACCACGGTTTCGTAGATTGCGTCGATCTGCTCGACGGTCGGCGGTTTGGTGGCGAGTCCGACCACGAGTCGCTGGAGCTCGTCACGGTATTGCTCGGGGTTCATGACACTTGTCTCGCTGCCCATTCGGTTCTCAACGTCCGCACGCCGGCCGAGTAGATTGCCTCGCTCATCATGCGCAACGAATCAACATGCGCATCGACGAGCTGATCCGTAGCGAGGTGGCTATTTGTCTCGTGATGTCGCAAAACGGAATAGACATCTTGCGCTTGCACGCCAAAGTAGCAGGCCATGCCATCGACGAGAGTGTCGTTAAAATTGCACTTCGGAACATATCCTCGCGCGACTAGCAAAGCGACAAGGAATCCGGCGACGTCGGAATAAGCTGCGGGGCAGACGAGCTTAAGTAGTTCTTTGATCACGATACGCCATTGACCAACTTCTTCATGACAGGTACGGCAAAGAGTATGGAGTGATTCAGGTGGGTACTCCCATGGTTTTAATCCGCGCTCATAATACGAGTGATCAACATCCAGCGTCTCCTCCGTATCCCCGCATTGAGTGCATGAGAATCCGTCGCGCTCAAGAATTTGAAGGCGCATCTTCTGCCATTTTGGATGGCGAAGCTCATCGATGTAGCTCACCGGGTGTCCCTCCGTTTCTTGTCCATCCATTTGTCCCACGCATCCTGCCCGTCGCCAGCGGATGGCGGAATGGATTCCCATCGGCGTTGATCCAGAAAGCGCTTGGGGTGAAGGATCACGCCTTCGCGCCATCGGCGAGATTGTTTCCAGGCCTCGACGCTCGCAATGATGGTCTCGGCTAATTCCGAATCGGGGTCAATCCGCTTCCACGCGACCAGCGCGCCCCGTCGATCCTCCTTGAGCGGATAGGTCTGGTAGAAGCGGGTGAAGGCATCTGGCTCCCCACTCAACGGACCCGAACGGCGCTTGCGCGTGGGCGGGCCCGTCGAATCGACGGGCAATGCTTCGGTCTGTCTAGGTTCTCCATCTCTGCTCGGAACCCCGCCCTCCCTCCCCGCAGGCGAAGGCGCAGAGAGCAGAGCATGGCTTCGGGATGCTTCCGGCAATGCCGGATGGATGCCGGAGTCATGCCAGCGCATGGCAGCCCTAGCCTTCTGTTCGTCTGCAAACTCGCGCTGGGCCTTGCGTTCCTTCTCTAGCCGCTCGTTGAACATCCTGCTCGCGTGAATTTCTCCGCAACCGCAGACCAGCTCCGTAGAGAAACGCGCGCTGATTCGCTGCCATGCACGAATCCACATCGGACCACGGCGGAGGTTGAGTAGCCGGCGGTTCTCTTCGGGGTCGGCGTCGAGCCCATGCTCGCGCCAGGAGTAGGCTAGGAGGTCGATATAGAGCCCCCGTTCGGCCGGGCTCATCTTCCGGACTTCCTTGTCGGCGAGCCAGTCGGCGGCGAAGAAGGAAAAGGCAGGCGGCTTGCCGGCGCGTGCATTGCGCTTGCGCTTCGGGGCGGGCGTGGTAGGCTCGTCCAAGTGGGCCCTTTCCTCCGGAAGGGGTCGAGGGCGGGATCCTCGCAGGGAGACCCGCCCTCGCTATTTCTTGGACGCACTATGCCACCGTAACCGCCGTCAGGGTAGCGGATTCGCTCCACCGCCTGCCCCCGGCTTATCCACGGACGCCAGCAATCGGTCAGCGATGGCTTCGGCTGCTTGCCTCAATGCGTCCCGGTAGGATTGCAAGTGTCTCCCCGGCTCCTGCCGTAGCTCATCATTGTCAATCTGGGCTTGGACCACCGCGCGCACGATCATCTCCCGGGCGCGCTTGCGCCAAACCAGATCGGTTGCCGCCACGGCGACCTCGATCGCCGCGAGCTCGTCATCCAGGCTCATGGAAGGATGCCTCGGTGGTAGGGGATGCGCTTGGCCGACTCTGGCACGCAGTCTCTCTCCAGCGCGTGATGGCAAGCCTTGCCGGGCACCACGAACGGCGGGCCGTTGCCGTAGATGTCGCCCTTAGTGAAGCCGACGACCCGACCGCATCCGCACTTCGGACAGCACCGCGCGTAGAGCATTCCATAGTGCAAGGCATCCGCACCCCAGCGATGCCCGCGAATCAGGCAGCGAAGACGCTTCATGCCACGGGCTCCTCGGTACGGGTGATCTCCTCCGGCTCGACCGCGACGAGCGAGGGCCGGATCGTCGGGAACAAGTGCTGGCGGTTCTCGATCAGGGTCAGCACGAGCAGCCGGTACGTCGAGTCCGGCTCGTCGCGCACCAGGCGCACGACCCGCTCATTGATCTTGGTCGCGCGGCGCTGGGTTCGCGCAGTCTCTCGCATCAGGGTCACTCCTCCTGGATGTGGGGATCCTCCGATCCGCTTCCCTGCGGTCGGGCTTGAATCACGATCACCGGCTTATCCGGAGGGATCGAGCCGATCACCTTGTCCCGAATCTCGTCGCCACTGATCGGCGTGTCCCGCGGCCGGCTCCGCGCTTCCTCGATGAGCCCTTCCATCCGGAGCCCGATCTCATGCGTCCATACGGGGCGGCCAACAAGCTCCTCAATCCGCTTGTGGATCATGTCGAAGGGCCGCGAGAGCTTGCCCGTACAGAGCCGATGCAATTCGGCCGCCCGCTCGTCGCCCGTCATGCTCTCGGCATCTCTGCGCTGTTCGTGCTCCTGGATGCAGAGCGGGCAATACTCGTCCATCTCGCCGCGCTCGGGATGGTAGGTGCAGACGTAGGCGGCCATCAAAAGGGCGGCTCCTCTGTGATCGGCTGGATCGGGGTCACGGGCTTCGGTTGCGGGGAAGGCTGGGGGGCCGCCTTGGCTCGAGGTGTCGAGCCCGACGCAGCGGGGGGAATCCTGGACTCCCCCTTCGCGGCCGTGCTCCCCGCACCCGAGCCAGCGGAATCCATTCCGCCAGCGGCCCCCGTCCCACCGGCCGCTGGACTCGCGACCCGCGCATATTCCATCAGCACTTGGACCAGGTAATCCCATTTCTCCCGCGTGAGCGATTGGATGGCGAAGTCGGTCCCATATCCCGGTCCGAGCTCGTCCACCAATTCCTGCGGTAGCTTCACGTGCTTCGGCCCCGTCCGCTCGTCACCCTTCCGGTAGACCGCCCCGCCCGACTTCCGCACGAGCTCGTGCACTTGCACGGACTCGGCCGGCGTGATCGCGAAGGGCTGCGCCGGGGGAGTGAAACCTGCGGCTTGCGCTTGGGCCGCTTCTCCGAACCCCGTCGCGTAGGGCTCGTCCTCGTAGGTGGCGCCCCCCTCCTCGAGCTCGGCCGCGCGCTGGTTCTGGCCGTGCTCGCGGGCCAAGTCCATGACGAACTTGATCTGCTTCTCGGAGATCAATCCGTACCGCTCGAGCTTCCCCGCAATGTCCTGAATCGTTGGGTGCTCGACCTTGAGCGCTGCGGCCAAGTCGGGCTTGTCGGCGAGGAAGGCATCGGCCTTGGATTGCCGCGTGCGCGACCGCCCGCTGCCGCTCTCCTCGGTGCCGTGGTAGTCGACGCCGACCCCGTCCATCTCCTCGCTCGGGGTGGCTTCGTAGCCCGCGAGCACCATCACCCACGAGAACGCGAGCCGGCAGGCCTTCCCCGTCGCCCGCGTGGTCGCCATCGAGCGGCGCTGGTAGAAGGGCCGATCGCACCAGGGCTCCTCCTCCCCGCACTCGGCCGAGGCGCGGGTGAGCACCATGCCGTCACTCATCCGCACGAGCTCGACCACGGCGGTATAGACCCCGTGGTCCTCCTCGTTCGAGAGCTCGCGCGCCATGCACCCCATCATCGCGGCGCAGGTCGTCCATCCTTCGACCATGACGTGTTTCCGTGGCCCGATCTGCTTGTAGAGCTCGCGCTGCTGGATGATCCCGGCCAAGGCGCTCGCCACTTCGGCCGCCTGCTTCACGAGCTGGGCCGGACTCCCCGCCCGGACAAGCCCAAGCTGTACCGGGAGCGAGCGGGCCACCGCCTCGCTGTATTCCACGACTTCACCGGTCGTCGGGTCGTAGGGCTCGTCGGGCTGGGGCGGCGGATTCGTAGGTGCGGCCATCGGGTGTCACTCCTGGTGCAAGGGGATGGGGCCATGGGGCCATGGGCCCATGGTAGGGATGGCCGGGGCGGCACGGTCTCGGAACGGCCTGCCCTCCCCCCGCGAGGCTTGCAAGCCGCTTTTCCCGCCCCACCCCGACCAAGAAGAGCCTACCAGAACCGGCAGCGATTGGCAAGCGTTTTGGCGAGCGATTGTACAAAGCGATACCATTATGAGACATAGGCCGAGCGTTTTCTGTTGCGTTTTCCGCCTAGCCCTGCTAAGCTCTGATTCGTGGCAGGGTGCAAGGGGTGCACGGGCAGGGCGCACGGGTGGTGTCGACTGGATGGCTGGCAATTTGACCCAAGCCATTGTGGCGACGGCGGTTAGGTTGTCGACTAGGCTGGCACGGCCCTCGCAATGGAATAAGGGTGTGCGCGGCATGGGGTCGCGCCGAGACCGGAGAGACCGATGACCCGCAACGAATTCGAGCAAGCGGCCAAGAATCAGAACGAGCGGCGCGCCCAGGAAATATTGAAGGCCCGTGAGTCCGGGGTGCCGTGCGTCATTGTGCCGATGCTCTCCTTCGGAGGCATCGACTACTGCACGATCCATCGGGTGATGGGGACGTGCCCGTTTTCGTCGCTTGGCCATCGTCTCCAGGGTCCATTCGCACCCAAGATGAACATCAGTGACGACGACCACGACTTCCGGTGCGACTCGCGCCGCGATGACGGCCCCTGGATGCCGCGAGAGGATTCGTAGCCATGACTGGAAACACGGCCGCACTCGCTAGCATCATCGCTGCGCTGAACCAAGACGATTCCATGGCGCCCATGGGGGTCGTGTATGCCCTGAAGGCCGTCTTGCGCGAATTGGAGCATCAAGGCCACCGGCTTCATGAGCTCGAGCAGCGGTTGCACGATCACGAGCAACTGTCACCACCGCTCGACGGGAGCGCGTCATGAGCCCCCGCATCCCCGGCCAAGCCGCCCCGGTGCCCGCGATCCCGACGATCTCGCTCCCGCTCGCTGATCTCCGGGCGATGGCGCGCGCGACCGATGACCATGCAACCGCGAGCGCCTACACCCGCGCTCGCGAGCGGGCCAAGCGCGCGGCCGTGTTCGCCGCCGCCGGGATCTCGCTGGACGATCTCGTCCAACGCGGGCTCGCGTGCAACGGGTGCGGCGCCAATCTCAAGGCGGGCAAGTGCCCCTTCTGTTCGCCGGTCTCCGGCTGGGGGAAGCCATGAGCACCGCGCCTTTCGTGATCACCGAGATGCACTCGAAGATCGAGGCCACGGTGCGATTCGATTCGGGCATCGAGTTCACGGTAACAGCCGCCCCAAATCGCGACGAGCCCGGCCAGTGGGGGCTTGAGATCGAAGGGTTCTTCGGGTCGCGGGCCGAGCGTGACGCGGCGCAGCATCTCATGGACCACGCCGCCGAGCTGATTGCCGTGCTGCGCGCGGCCGTCGAGGATGAGTCGGCGCACCTCTTGCCGGAAATCCTGCGGCCATGACTCGCGCCCGCTTGATCGCCTGGATCGCCGGCTACCACTGCCGCCGGCGCGGGCATCGCTGGATCGAGCATTTCACCGGATGGCGCCGCATGCTCGCCCGCTGCTGCCCCGACTGCGGGTGCGGGCAAGTCAAGATCGCGAACAGCGGAGGACATGACGCGACCCATGGCGGCGGGCCATCGGCAGAGCGCGGGGAGGACTGCCAGCACGCGGCGCACTACCAGCCGAAGGAGAATGCCGCATGAGCCGCGACGAGTCCGCGACCTGCCCGCACTGCCAGGCCATCCGCCGCGCCGAAGAGCATCGCATCATCGAGGGCGCTGGCCTTGGCGAACACGCGCCGCGCACGCACGAATGGCCTACCTCCGCGCGCGAGTGGGTCTTCCTCGGGATCATGGCAGCAATCGCGCTCGTGTGCGCTACCCTTATCTGCGCCCCCGTCCACTCTGCCGAGCCCGCTTCGCTTTCCCGATGGCACTACTCGGATCGGCTCTACAAGCGGGACAACCGCACGCCGTACTCGTTTGAACAGTCGCAGCCCGAGCTGGCGCGGCTCGCACTCCAGGCGGGCTATGCGGGCCCCGACGGCAACGGCCCCGGCTACCAGGACACGGTAATCGGGCTCGACGGCGAGCGCGCGCAGGCGGGGCGCGTGCGTTTCCTGATCGCACCGCCCGCCGATACGTTGTGGAAGGCACTCCTCATGCCGGACAAGTGGCTGCCCGGTGAGTGCTCGTACGTCGCTGTTGTGCGGGGTGGTGCGGCTCCTGATTCCATCCTGGTCGTCCTGACCAATGGAACCCAATTCACGGAACGGATCGAGAGGAAGCGGAAATGAGAACCATCATTGCGCTCCTGGCTATCGTTGCGGTCCTGGGGTTGATGCCCGGCAAGGCATCGGCTATCGGGATGGCGCTCGCGAACTGCGACTTCGACGACTGTTACGTTCGTTCGGGACCACGCCGGCTCACTCAGTGCGAAGACATGAGCCAAGGCGGCGGGTCCATCAATGGAAGCTGGCTCCAGCGGGCCAACATCGAGGAGCGGATCGAAAAGATTCGCGCGTCGATTGCCTCGCTGGCAGGCGGGTTCAAGCCCGCGCCCGAGATCGACTGACTGGGCAAAGATTGCGAGCGCCGTTGGGGGGATCCGGGCTCTTGGGGATTGTCCGTCGAAGCCCGGCGGCGCTCGTTCGTCGATAGGCCCGGAGGTCTCCATCTCTGCGGGCTTGTCACCGCGCGCGAGTGGTCCTCGCGCGCGGCACTCTTCCCGGCACGGGCGCCGCTACTCGAACCGCTCGACCCCTGCGACTTGTTTGCTCGGGTGAGTTGCTTCGTGAGGGTCCCATCTTGCGTTGCGGCGAGCGGGGACGGCAGCGGTTGCCCGTGGCCGGGTTGGGTGAAATGACCCGAAAGTTGGGTGACTTCCCGACCCGCGCACGATCCGCAATGGCGTAATGCCACGGCACGGGGCCCGAGTCGACGCGCACCCGCAAGAATCCACGACTTACGGCCGGCCACGGATTGGCATGGCCCCTGCAATAGCTAGTGGCATGCGCGGCGATGGGCGCCGCGAGCGGCCGGTGGCGCTCGAGCCCCGGCAAGAGCCCCCGCACTAGGTAGGCGGGGGAGGAAGGGAAAGCAGGAGCCATGAACGCCACGATCAAGCGCACGGGGGAGCGGTCCTACGTCCTACGCTTCGAGCCTTCGGGCCGTGAGATTGGGGGCCAGAACCGCCAGTCGCTCGAATCCTTCGCCCGCGTCCAGGGTGCCCGGGGCGCGATCACGTTCACCGATGACCGTCGGCCGGAGCTCCATACGGGCCCCGTCGACGTGTGGATCTAGTACCATGAAAACCGCACTTTTCTGGACCGCGGGCATCGCGGCCTCGATGATCGCCGGCCGAGTCCTCGGCCTCTACGTTTTCACGCACCTGATCGCCAAGTAGTTTCGGGGGGCATCCACCCGGCGTTGGGCCCGCAAGCACGACGACCGGTCCCCCCGATTCACCCTTAACTGACCGATGGAGAATCCGATGAGTTACGAACCCGATGCTACGACTACCGAGCTCTTGACCTGTCATCAGCAATTGCAGTCGCTCTACTACAAGCGTGCGAACGCGCTCCGGCAAGAGCAGATGATCGCCCGCCACATCGCCGCCTTCAACGCGGAGATTGAGACGCTCGAGAAGCGCCGCAACGAGCTCGCCGAGCAAGTCTCCGAAACCGCCGTGCGCATCTTCGGCGTGCGCGGAGAGGCGGTGGTGAAGTAATGATCTTCCTCTACCCTTACGCCTGGCTCGCGATCGGTGTTCTTATCATCACCCACATTGCCACCAGCAACCCGGAGGATTGATGCGCGAGATGATCTACAAGCTCAGGCGATGGAGCGAGCGCGCGCGGGGAATCTGCCAATTCGATGGCTGCGACCGCGCTGCTATCCGCTCGCTGGAATACCAGACATCCGACATGGAGGAGCCGCGCCATTGGTTCCTCTGTAACCAGCACGCGCAGACGGTGAGGGTCAAGCCATGAATGAAGATCTTCTGCCGACCGTGGCGGTCGCGGCTCTGGCACTCGCGGCGATCATGATCCCGCGTGCCGCGAAGATGCTCGACCGCCCGGCGCCCCGGACGATCGGCCCGTGCGCCAAGTGCGGGCGACCCATCCTTGCGCGCGACATGTACACGGCTAGGCCCCCGAGTTCCGACGCGGACTTCGAGCCGGGCGCCCAGCTCTTGAGCCATCACCGCTGCCCCGTGAGGATGCCCGAATGACCGCCACCCCTTGCTACTGGTACGGCAACCCAGCCGAGCCGCAAGACTGCTACTGCCCGAGCTGTGTCTCCGAGCAGCTTCTAGCACGGGAGGACGAGCTCCAGCTCGACCGGGGCGAAGCTATCGACGGGACGGCCTGCGTCCGGTGCGATCGGCTGGCGACCGAAGGCCGCTTCACCTACCCGCCCTGCGAGCACTGCGGCCAGCCCGACGTGGGGCGCGCGGTGCTCGATATCACGGACCCCCGCGATCGCGTGGTGTATGCTTGCGAGCCGTGCATCGAGATCAAGTACCAGTCGGCGCCCGAGACGCGGGTGCATTCGGGCTTCATGGTGCGGCGATGAGCGAGCGCGGCCCGTACCTGCAATTCGACTGCCCATTGTGCTGGCGCCCACGCTTACTGCACCATTACGATGAGGGATCGGATCGCATCGACTGCGAGAAGTGCGGCATGGAGTGGGAGGACGAGGCCGCCGTGGTCCAATTCGCCCGCCTAGATGCAGCTCGCCATCTGGCCAATGTGCTATCCGTTCGGCTCATGGGGGGCACGCCAGAACACGCTAGCGCCCCCGGCTGGGCGCAGCATATTGCGAATCTTCCCGATGCCGAACTACTCCGAATCATCGGGACACCAAGCCATGCGTAACCGATCCTACCATGCGACACTCTGGCTCCTTGTGATCGTGTCGATCGCGGTCGGGTACGCCGTCCTGCGGCTCGGCCAGTCGGGGCCGCGATGACAGACGGCGCGTACGGGGCGTTCCTTGAGAGCAAGGCCATCCGCGCTCCGCTCCGCGGGCTCGATCATATTCCGTCACTTGCTCCGCATCTCTTCCCGTTCCAGCGGGCGGCGGTCGAGTTCGGTCTGCGCGCCGGATCATGGGGGCTCTTCTTCGATACTGGGCTCGGCAAGACGGCATGCGAGCTCGAATGGTGCAAGCTTGCCGCCGCCGAATCCAACGGGCAAGCGCTGATTCTCACTCCGCTCGCGGTCGCGCGCCAGATCGAGACCGAGGGCAAGCGGTGGGGATACAGCGTGCGGGTGATTCGCGAGCAAGCGGAGGCGGGCCCAGGGATCAACATCTGCAACTATGACCGGCTCGAGAAGCTCGATCCGCAAGCCTTCGGTGCTATCGCCCTCGACGAATCCTCGATCTTGAAAGCCTTCACGGGGCGCACGTCACGATCGCTGATCGAAGCCTTTGCCGGTCATCGCTGGCGGATGGCTGCAACCGCGACCCCGGCGCCAAACGATCACATGGAACTCGGCCAACACGCCGAATTCTGCCGCGTCATGTCCGGGGTCGAAATGCTTTCCCGCTTCTTCATCAACGATACGGGGACAGCCTCGCAGGAATGGCGGTTGAAGGGCCATGCGGTGACGTCTTTCTGGAATTGGATGGCCTCATGGACGCGGATGGCCGAGCACCCCCGGGACATGGGAGACCCAATCGAGGGCTTCGATCTGCCGCCGATTGAGATCCATCGCCATCAAGCGGGCGGCGAGATCACGGTCCCGGGCGAACTCTTCGCGGGGCTCGCGGTCTCAGCGACTGACATGCACATGGTCAAGCGGCAGACCGCCGACGCGCGAGCGGAGATCGTTGCGTCGCTCGTGGACGCGGATCGCAAAGAGCCGTGGATCGTATGGTGCGATACCGACTACGAGGCCGACGCACTCATGCGCGCCATGCAAGCCAATGGCGCCGCCGTGCAGGAAGTGCGGGGATCGCATCCGCTTGAACGCAAAGAATCCGTGCTCGATGGATTCGCTAGCGGCGCTATCCGCGTCATCGTGACCAAGCCCGCGATCTGCGGGCACGGCCTCAATTGGCAGCACGCGGCCCGGATGGCGTTCGTCGGGCGCACATTCTCCTATGAGTCCTACTACCAGGCCGTGCGGCGTTCGTGGCGGTTCGGGCAGAAGCGCCCCGTCCAAGTCCATCTGATCGTCGCCGCCGGCGAGGAATCGATCGGCCGGGTGATTGACCGGAAGGCCGGCGATCACTCGAAGATGAAGCACGAGATGGCCGCTGCGATGCGCCGCGCCATGGCCATCACGTCGGCAACCAAAACGGCCTACCGGCCAGAACATGAGGGGAGGCTGCCGGCATGGCTATCCGCTGTCTAGCTGACGAGCACGGAGAATCCTTCGCCGCCTATCAGGGTGATTGTGTCGGCGTGATGGCGCAGCTCCCGGACGAGTCGATCGGGTTCTCGGTCTACTCGCCACCCTTCGGCAATCTCTTCGTGTACTCGGAGTCGATCGCTGACATGGGCAACTGTTCGAGCGATGACGAGTTTGCCGAGCAATATGCCTTCTGCGTGCGCGAGCTCTTCCGCCTGACGAAGCCCGGCCGGATCTCTGCCGTCCATTGCTCGGACCTGCCGCTCACGAAATGGCGTGATGGGCAAGTCGGGATCAAGGATTTCTCGGGGCAAATCATCGCGATCCACGAAGCCGAAGGCTGGATCCTGCATTCCCGCCGTACGATCTGGAAATCACCCGTCACCGAGATGGCGCGGACCAAGCACGTCGGGCTTCTCTACAAACAGCTCCGCAGCGACTCGATCAAATCGCGCGGCGGGATGCCGGACTACTTGCTCACGTTCGTCAAGCCGGGCGAGAACCAGGACCCGATCACGCATACGCGCGACGAGTTCCCGCTTGAGCAATGGCAAGAATGGGCCTCACCCGTCTGGATGACGGTCGATCAAGGGAACGTGCTGAATGTTGCGCTCGCGAAGGAAGAGAAGGACGAGCGCCATCTCTGCCCCTTGCAGCTGGACGTCATCAAGCGGGCGGTCGTCCTCTGGTCGAATCTTGGCGATACCGTGCTCTCGCCCTTCATGGGGATCGGCTCGGAGGGGGTCGTGGCCGTGGACATGGGGCGGCGGTTCATCGGGATCGAGCTCAAGGAATCGTACTTCCGATTCGCCGCGCGTCATCTGCGTGCTTCCGATCAGCAGCTCGCGATGGTGCTCGGCGGGACGGAGCCAGCGGACGAGCCCGATGCTTGAGCCATCCCGCAAGGCCGGTGTAGGTTTATCCTTGGCGGCACGCTCGGGGCCGGCCGGCGACTCATGTCCGGTACGGTGGAAAAGGCGGGAAGCGATCTGCGGGGGTGAGATCCCTGCCACGGTGACGGCCTCTCGTTGCGAGGTCTATCGGCGTGCTCCATCGCCATGATCCGCCTCGCGCCGCCAGAACTTGGGAGGAGCCGATGAGCGACAAGGGCGACGGCTACACCTACTGCGGGTTCGCTCCGTGCGGGTGCATCCACGCTGCCGTGGTGGACGAGCCTACGCGCCCCCGTGACGTGGCGAAGCACGTGGCGGACTTCATCCGGCAAGGGATGCGGATCGAACGGCTTACCACCCAAGCCGTGCGCGAGCATACGCGTTGGGGCCATTGCGACAAATGCAGGCCTGCGCGCGAACGTGCCAAGCAGCAGATCGAGGCGGCGCTGTGATAATCCTCGCCTTCCTGCTCGGCGGCATCGTGGCGATCGCAAGCGCCATCGTCTGGCGCGCCCTGCAATGGCTCGAGGACCAGCGCAATCACCCCATGGAGATCACGTTCTCGACTGCTCCCAAGCCTTCCTGCTGGAGCGTGGCTGCGGCCCAAGTCGCCGAGTCCCCCGCGATGAAGCAGCACATCCAGGCACTCGTCGCCGCCTACCAGGCGAGCGCCTACGGCCAGCCCCCGCACGGGCCGGCGACCCTCGCCCGCCTCTCGCCCCAGCGCCTCGCGAGCGACCTCCGCTCCGACTGGCGACCGGAGCGGAATTGAGCTACATCACTTTGGAGGTGTTGGAATGAGCGCCGAGCGCGACTTAGAAATTGCCAAACGTGTGCGCGATCTGATATTCGCGCGCATAAGGGCGGCGCTGGACAACGTCCTGATGATCGAGGGTGATTTTCACGACAAGGCTCTACTTCAGATCATCCCGGAAAATTGGGATAACCAGTGCGGGGCCGTTGGCTGTCTGTTCCCGCAATACAACGGCGAGCCGCTTTGCAGGATGCACATGCAGCAGGGGCCATGCGTGTGGTGCGGCAAGACGTGGGAGCAACACTCGCCGGATGCCGTCTATGACTACATCCAGCGCACACCTTGCCTTGGGACGCGTGGAGGGTTTGTAAGCCGAGAGCGCATCAAGGTTATGGAGAATCCGCAAATTGACCGCGCGCGCTGACCGTGCCATGAAGCGGAGAAGGCGACTGCGCAAGGAGCGTTCTCCGGCCTGGCAGACCCGCCATCTGGCGATGTTCGCCCGATCGCTCCATTGCGCGGCGCGGGACGCGGACTATGCTGCCAAGGCCATAGCAGCCTTCCGGCGAGAGGCGATCCGGGTTCTCAAGATCCCGCCCTCGATCCTTGGGGCGACCATCCCGGACAGGATGGAGTTGTCCACGCCCGCCGATCCGTGCTAGATAATTAACCATGCCAGAAGAGCCCAAGGACGGGCCGGCCCGGGTGACCATCATGGCCGATGCTGACCATCCGCCCGATCCCCTGCCGGTCCCCAGGGCCCGCCGGGGAGGCCCCACGCGCCAAGCCGCCCGGTCCCTAGAGCGCGCCCGCCTGATCGAGCGCATGGTCCAGATGAAGCGCGCGGGCTTTACCTACGTCGAGATCGCAAAGCAGGTAGGCTACGGCACCAAGCAATCCTGCCATCGGGCCGTCTGGAACTACATCCGGGCAGTCCCCGTGGCCGCCGTCGAGGACCTGCGCGCCCTAGAGAACCACCGCCTCGACGACTACCAGCTCTTGGTCCGGGATGCCCTCGGCAAGGCTCCCCGCGGGACCCCCGGCTGGTGGGCTGCCATGGATCGGCTTCTCCGGATCTCCCGCGACCGGCGCCAGTTGAACGGACTCGACTTGGGCCCGGCCCCGATCCTACCCCCAGGCTACGGAGAGCCCGATGTCCAGGACGACGACTCCGCCGAGCGCACTGCCTGGAGAGAGCAATGGGCCGCCCTCCCTATCGAGCGGCAGCAAGAGCTCTACGATCAAGTCAAACGACTTATGGGCGCTGCGCCGGGAGATCGCCCGGTCTAACGCCGCCTACTTGGGCGACGAGATCCTCGACCTCCATCCGACCGATTTCCACGTCGAGTGGCAGCGGCTCTGCTCCGACCACCGCCGCCTGATCCTCTTCGGCCCGATCGAGCACGGGAAGACCCAGCAGCTCTCGGTCCTCCGCCCCATCTGGGAGCTTGGCCAGAACCCGAATCTCCGGATCGCCTTGATCTCCGAGACTTCGACGCAATCGGTCAAGTGGCTTTCGCGGATCAAGGCCAACATCGAATCGAACGCCCGGCTCCGAGCGATCTATCCCCGGCTCCAACCCGCGATCCGCCGAAACCGCTTCGAGCACTGGCACGAGAACTCGATCCTGGTCCAGCGGGACCGGTACTTCTCGCTACGGGAGAAGGACTTCTCGATCGAGGCGCTGGGGGTGGGTGGCGCCATCATGGGGTCCCGGTTCGATATCGCGATCCTCGATGACACAGTGACGCGCCGGAATGGACTCACGGCCGCCGGCCGGGAGAACATCTACGACTGGTTGAAGGAAGTCCTTCTCGGCCGCATCACGGAAGACGGCTCGGTTTGGATCACGAACAACGCGTGGCACATTGACGACATGCCCCACCGTCTCGAGCGGGACGAGCCCGGGGTCTGGACCACCCGTCGCTATGCCGCGGGGGAAGCGAATTGCCGCTGGCCCGAGCGCTGGTCGGAGGAGCGCCTAGCGGCCAAGCGGGAGGAGCTGGGGGACGTCGAGTTTGCCCGGCAATTGCAGAACATGGCGCTCTCCGACTCGACTGGGCTCCTGCCCTACGAATCGGCCCGCGACTGCCAGCGGCTTTGCTCGGACCCGGATTCGTGGTGGTCGGGCGACTACCCCCAGGACCAATTCCGCTGGGTCACGGCCGGGCTCGACTTGGGCGCTTCCGAGACCAAGGGCTCGAACCTGACCGCGATCGCCGTCGCCGGGGACCACCGGGCCGGGACCAAGCACTTGCTGCACATGCGCTCTGGGCAATGGATGGGGAAGGCGCTTCTCGAACAGATCGTCCAAGTGCAGCGGTCGATGAAACCCCGGGAATGGCTCGTCGAGACGAACGCCGCCCAAGCCCATATCGCAAGCCTCGCCGCCGATCCCGCCTTGCTCCAAGCCGTCGGGGCGACCCCGGAGGAGGCGCGCTCGATCCGGGTCTTTGGCCAGTACACTGGGGCAGCGGCCAAGCGGGGCGAGGAGCACTGGGCGATCCGTGGGATGGGGAAGGATCTCGACGCTAGGCGCTGGCGCTTCCCCCGCCGGCGCGAGGTCGAGGAGCTGATCGGGGATATCCGGCGGTATTCGCTCGTCGATCACACGGGGGATAGGCTGATTGCCTTGTGGCTTGCCGATTGCCGGTTGAAGGGGCTCGGCTCAGCGATCCACTTCCAGGCCACCAGCCGGTAGGCGGCCTGGCTCACTTCCCGCCCTCCTGCATCGCCTCGGTCCAGGGGAGCGGTGATATGATAGTTACCTTTGGTGGCAGGTTGGGCCTTGTCTTTCGCACCACATCGACCCATTCCTTGTCACGCGCAGCCACCATCTTCTCCGCGAAGTCGGCGGCGATCCGGGCGCACTCGTTAATCGCTAGCTCATCGCTCGGAAAACGCTTGTAGGTCATCCAGGCTTGCTGAAATTGCTTCTTTAACCACCGCTCAGCCTCCGCGCGTGGTCGGTGGTCATGGCTTGCCCTCCGGCTTGGCGCTCTCCGCGTCGGCGCTCATGCGGCCAACCTTGGCGGCCAGCTTCGTGACGGCGCGCTTATCTGCAGCGGACCAGTTGACCGCATACTTGTCCCGATAGACGAGCATCGCCTTGACCAGGATGCGTAGCTCGATCTTCGTGAAAGCGGTCATGGCTTATCCTTCACCCTGGGCACCGGGTGTGTCCGGCGAAAGGCAGCAACATGCTCCTCCCGGGTAGCTTCACTCGGGGGCTCGGCCTCAGTCCGCGCGATGGCCATGTCCCGGGCGGTTTGCTTGTCTAGGCTCATGCCTGGATTATAGCACAGTAGCCCGTGGCCAGTTTTCCGCTTGCGCGGCATGGGGTAAACGTGCATGGTGCGCGCCATGGACACGCCGAAAGAGATCCCCTGGCTCGTCCACTCGGGCTCAGACGTCAAAGTCTTAGCCTGTCTGGGGGGCGAGGACCTGATCCAGAAGCTCCGGGCCCTCGCCAATCTCGGCCGCCCGTTTACCTTCCAGTGGCAGTACGTCGGCGACCAGCCGGCCCCCAGGATCCAGCCCGCAGGCTTACCGGCAGGCGTCGAGATCGGCCCGATCCCGCGCATCCTCCTGATCGCGATCGCGGACAAGCTGCCCGAAGAGGGCGAGGACACGGCTGGAACCGCCGCCGACGCGGCACGGTCGGGGCTCTCCCTCGTACCAGCACCGCCTGCCAACGGCGACGCGGGAGCAGAATCCGGGTGATCCTCCGGCACCTCGAGAAGGCCGACTGGGCCCGCGTGCCGACGCTCCCCCACTTCGACGGCTTTGTCTTCCACTCGGGACAAGAGGACCCAGCACTCCGGCAAGCCGCCATCGACTTGGCCGCGACCAAGCGGGGCTACCTCTACGCGCAAGTGCTCACCCGCCCACCGATCGGGTGGGGCAGCCCAACGGGCGTCCCCTGGCTCGATGCGGTCAACGCCTATACCGTCCCGCTACGTACGCCCAATGGACACAAGGCGATCGCGTGGGCGCAGGGCCGCGAGCTCATCGACTGGCATCTCCTGGACGGCGGGAAGCTCGATGCGTTGACGAGCGTGCTCATGGATGACGTGCGCGCGCTGAACCTGAGCGGCGTGCTCCTTGACCTGTCATGGTCCAGGCCTCGTGATTGGATGTTTCGCCACGACGGGCCCGCCTACACCGAATTCCCCGCCGCGTGGTGGCCTTACTGGGAGCGCCGGTTTCGGAAGTTCGTGCAGCTTCTCGGCGCCAAGTTTGCCGCCGCCTCGCCCGAGCGACCGTCGCCGCTCCGGATCCTGCTCGAAGGCGACGAGGTGGTGATCCAGATCACCGGGAGCGTTGGGCGCGCGGGCTTCTACCGCGAGCAGGCGCAGCTCAATTGGGCAACCGAGCTACACGGCTGGCTCTTCTCGGGCGGCGTCGATGTGCTTTCCGTCCTCGCCGATGATGAAGAGGCCATGTATCGGTTGATCGACACGAGTCGCATGCATAGTGACGCATGGATCGCGTTCACGGGGCACTCGCCGGCAACGATCGATCAAGCCTACGCGCTTGCAGCCGAGGTCCAAGCCGAGGGGCCGCTGCCCGAGCCTTTCCCGTCACCACCCGCATAGGAGACGCCGATGACAGACCGCACACACGTAACGCTCGTTTGTGATCGCTCGGGATCCATGGCAACCATTCGCGATGACGCGCAGGGCGGAGTCCGAACGTTCATCAAGGCGCTCAAGGCGGCGAACACGACGCTCACGCTCGTTCAGTTCGATGACCAATACGAGCTACTATGGCAGGGTGAGATGGTGGGCTTGCCCGATTACGAGCTTATCCCGCGCGGATCCACGGCGCTTCTGGATGCAGTCGGACGCGCGATGGCCGAGACCGGCGAGTATCTGGCGAAGATCCCGGAAGATCAGCGCCCAGGCAAGGTCGTGTTCTGCGTCCAGACGGACGGCCAGGAGAACGCCTCCCATGACTGGACGATTGAGAAGATCCGGGCCAAGGTCGATGAGCAGACGTCAACCTACAAGTGGGAATTCGTCTTTCTCGGCGCCGGACTCGCCGCTTTCCAGGGTCAAGCGATGGGCTTTAAGAACGTGACTTCCAATACGCCTACGGGTCGCGGGACCGCCGCCGTCTACAATGTCGCCGCGGCAGCCGTCATGTCCTACGCGTCCAATTCATCGGACACTGCAACGCTATCCATGCCGAAGACGGTAGACGAGGAGGATGACAAGTAATGGCGAATCATCCCGATACCGCGTGGCTCTCCCGAGTCCAGCAGTGCTTGGCCGCGAGCGGCTCGTTCTCGAATGACGAGCTTGAGATCATCTCGGGGTGCATGCAGGCGGCAGGTGTAGCCCCCGGTCCCGACCCTGAGCCGGAGCCGGAACCCGAGCCCGAGCCCGAGCCGGAGCCCGGCGCCTGTCTCAATGGCTTCCTCGCCGGCAACGGATTCTGGAATGGCTTCTGCATCGACGAGCCGCCGAAGTTCCGGAGCGAGTCGAACAATACCGTCGGCGTCATGGGGACGAACGCCAACGGATACAAGCGCTTTGCTCCCAACTCGGGGCAGGCGCGCGGCAAGGCGTCGATCGAGGTCTTCTACCGCACGGCTCGGATCCCCCAGGACACGGGCGGCGGGCATCTCTTTACGGCGCAGTCCGGCGAGCGGGCGCTGAACCCCGACTACATCAAGGGCTGGTTCCGGCCGGACATCGTGAGCCAGCAGTCGCAGTGGAAGATCCATACCTACAACAACGGGCCGAACGGGGAAGCCTGGTACACGAAGCCCAACGGCGAGCACGATCACGTGGTGGACGTCTGGTCGACGGGCATCCCGAACGCGGGCGTCGGCAAGTGGATCCCGATCGCATTGGAGTGGGAGCGCCGGGCCGCGGACAAGATGTGGTACCGGTTCACGGCGAGCGGTCAGTCGGCCGAGCGCGTGGTGACGATCCACCCGCAGTCGGTGAACCCGTACTCGGTCGCGTGCGGGAACATGGACGGGCTCGGGCAATTCGGCGGCACTCCGGAGATCGCGTTCCGGAATCTCCGCTGGACCTAGCATGTGGATCTGGCTGGTCGCGCTCCTAGCCCTGATCGTCGATCTGGTCCTCCTGATCCGCGACCGATCGGATGGTTAGCGAGATGTGGGTCGCGGTCGGTGCGCTCTTGCTCGTGGGTCTGATCGCGGTCGTGATGTGGTTTTGGGGGAGGCATGGTCCCGATGGGTAGGCCGAGATACGATCCCGAAGCCATCGCCATGAATCGGATCGTGGCCGTGCTCTCGACGCTCGAGCCCGCGGCCTGCGCGCGCGTGGTGCGGCATCTCCATGAGCGGTACACGATGCCGGACGTGTACTCGGGATCGCCCGAGCCCGACCCGGAGTACCAATTCACCTGCCCGCATGGTCTCTCGCTCGACGTGAAGTGCGGGCAATGCTCGGGATCGATGACGGCAACGCCCGTGTACGAGGGCTCGCCGCCCGGGGACACGGAGCCATGAGCGCATGGTTCGATTATCTCACCGCTCGTATGCGGCTCATCAAGGAGTGGGATGCTGAAGGCATGAGCCCTGATGAGATCCTGGCAACGATGAATATGGACCCGACCCAAGTGCGGCTTCTCATCCAGACCGCACGCGACCATTCGCGCGGGCTACACCCTCTACACACGATAGCGGGGCAGGCATGTCCGGTGTGCAAGCCCGCCCCGATGGTGCCATGATCCAGGGCATACCCCACGGCCCGACCGGGCGCCAGATCGTGGACCATCTCGGCCACGCCGACGATGGCAACTTCATCGAGATGGCCGGGCTCCGGTTCGAGGTGCGCCGGGTGTCGGATCTCCATCCGGCACCCTACAACCCGCGCACGATCGACCCCGAAGCGATGGCCGGGCTTCGCCGCTCGGTCAAGGAGTTCGGGCTCGTCGAGCCGATCGTCTGGAACCGGCAGACCGCGCGGGTCGTCGGCGGCCACCAACGCCTGCAAGCGCTCGCAGAGATGGGGGTCCAAGAGACGCCGGTCGTGGTCGTGGATCTGGACGAGACCCGCGAGAAGGCGCTCAATCTCGCCCTCAACAATCCGGCGATCGCGGGCGAGTTCACGCCGGACGTGCTCGGGCTCGTGAGCTTGCTCGAAACCGCCCTCCCCTCAGATCTCTTTGCCGAGCTTCGGTATGATGAGATCCAGGTGGGGAAGATCGATGTACCCGACGTAGACGGGGGCCAGGACGGCCCCGAAGCCTACGATGGGCCGAAGGTCGCGACTTGTCCCAAGTGCGGCCATGTCTTTGAGACGTGAGGAGAACCCACGGATGCCACCCCTACCCGATAGCCTCTCGATCGAGCAGAAGGCCCAGCAGTTCCAGTTCTGGTACGACCTCTTTGCTCGGCTCGGGATCACGCCCATGTTCTCCGACAACCCGCCGGCCGTGATCTGGCTCCCGCTCACGGCGGCCACGGGCCCCTCGGAGGTCGCGACCTGCCGGAAGATCGGGCGGGATCTCTTGGCCTACGCTGACCAGCAGGAGGCCTTGCTCGGCGGCCCCGTGGTGACTGGCACCCTGCCGCCCGCACCCGCGCGCACTCCGCTCGCCCCCGGCTCTCCGGGCGATGATCGGCTGGCGCGGTTGGAGGCGATGGTGGCGCAGATTGCGCAAGCGTCGGCGGTGAAGGCCGAGCCAGAGCCCTACCAGTACACGACGCCGACTCCGAACGAGCGGCGCCCCGACCCCGTGGCGGCCCGGTGAGGCCTCCCGAGGACGAGGCCCGGGCGGCTCTCGGGCAGGCCGCCGTTGATCTGGTAGTCGCGATCGAGCGCTACCGGAAGGCGAAGCCTGGCGAGCCGAACGGGCCGAGCAATCCCGAGCGCGACATGCGGCTGGCCCGTACCTTCCACGTCCAGATCGCCACAGTCCGAAGGCGAGCTGGCTTCGGCGTGGACCAGGACCAGATCCCTCAGGGGTACGAGCCGATATGGGGAGGCGAGGCGGCAATCCAGATCCTTGCTTTCGATAAGGACCGGCTGGGTGCCCCGGTTGAGCCGATGGACCTGGCGGCGCTTCTCGTCCACCCTGGCCCGGGGCCCGCGCCGGGATGGAGGACGGGGCCATGACAAAGCCGCGCTTAAGCGATCACTTCCCGGACCCTGGGGACTGGAGTGAATCGATCAGATTCTCGGATTGGGTGCGGGCGTCGAACAAGCCGGAGCTTGAAGGTCGGCATGTGCGCCCGATCGGATTCAAGCCGTCGGGTCCGAAGATGGTCGAGCTTGTGCCAGCGCGTGAGGCGAGGAAGGCCTAGCATGGCGCGCGAGTCGGGCGGCAAGGTCGAGTTCGACCCCGCGCGCGTCAGGGAGACCGTGCTCCAGATCGCTATCCGTGACGTGTCGGCCGAGTGGAAGGCGCGAGCCCAGATCGCGGCCTATCTCGTGGACGCCGGCCCGCAGGAAGGAGACCTATGACCCCGCGTGAAGCGGCGGAGCGGCGGTTAGTGGCGGAGTTTATCCGCGTGTCCGGGCTGGCACCAGTTGTCGATGACTCCCCGATGGCGTTCATCTTACGCGACTGCGCCAAACTCGCCGCCGAAGCCATCGACGCGGCACTGGACGAGCACCACTGCGGGTGCTGTGACGGCGGCTGGGATGGAGAGATAGACCCGTGGGACGCCGTGCTCCCGTCGAAGGAGGCAGTCAAGTGATCACCCGAGGGCTCGCCCCCGCGGCTCCGGCACCCGCCACTGATCCCGCCTCGCCGCCGGCGCCACCCGTCTCCCTCGCCCCCGCTCCCGGGACCGGGCTCGAGGCGCGCTCCGTCTCCACCCGCTCGATCGGGACTGAGCAGTATTCCACTATCCCCAAGTCTTTCCCGCTGATGGGGCTTCGCTCGCAGGGCACGATCCGGGACGCGCACCGGGCGACCCAAGCCGCGCAGTCGAAGGCCGACGCCCCGCCCGGACGCGTCTCCCGCTCGGATCCGAGCCAGTACGAGGAAGCGCTCCTTGGCCAGTATGCGACCCCGCCCTTCGATCTCGACCGACTGACGGACATGCTCTACGAGTCGGACACCTACGACTCGATCATCCGGCAGTTCGCGCTCGATGCGTGCTCGGGCTGGACCCTGATCGATGCCGCCGAAGGGGCCCCCGATACGAGCCCCGGCAATCCCTCGACGGGTGACGATACGGCCGCCCGCGAGCAACGGCTTGCCGCCGAGCGGATCCTCGACCAGATGTGCTACGACTTCGACGCGCAGCACGTCTCCTTGACCACGTTCTCCCAGTTCCTCGTCAAGGATCGGAAGGCGACGGGGAACGCGCATAACGAGATCGTCAGGGACGAACAAGGCAAGCCCACGCAGTTGATTCACATCCCGTCGCGCTTGATCCGCCGGGGGCTCGACGGCCGGACCTTCCTCCAGCTGGACGAAATGGGCAGGCCCGCCGCGTTCTTCCGCCGCTTCGGGGCTGAGATCCAGCCGATCGATCCCACAACCCTGCAATCCGAAACCCCGTGGGCTTACGTGAGCCGCGAAGAGGCGATGACGATTCAGGGTAATTTCGGGCCGGGTGAATTGCCGGGCCCGGGGCAGCGGGTCGGCGACTTGAAGCGCGAGCTAACCGACTTCAAGATCTACCACCCGCGCGAGCGCTACTACGGAATCCCGCCGATTGTCTCGGCCTTCAATTCGCTGGTCGGCAACATCTTTGCGAGCAACCGTAACGTGCGCTTCTTTGTGAACCGGGGGATGCCCGATTGGCTCGTGATGATCAAGGCATCGTCAGCGGCATTCTCGGATCCTGATACGCGCGAGAACATCATCGACCGGATCCAGAACACGATCGAAGAGCATATGAAGTACATGATCGAGGGCGAGGATCACCGGACCCTCACGCTCCGGGTCCCGACCGACGGCTACGATGTGGTCTTCGAGAAGCTCGGCGGCGAGCCCAACGATCAAGAGTGGTCGGGCTACCAGATCGCGAACCGGGACAACATCATCCATGTGTACGGCATGCAGCCCTCGAAGCTCGGGATCAACGAGACGGCTTCGCTCGGTACGGGCTCGGGGGAGTCGCAGGACGAGACCTACAAGCGTTCGCAAATCGACCCCGAGCAAGCGATACTGGAAGCCTTCTTTGACATCATCCTCGACGAGCTCGGGTTCGAGGCGATCGATTTCAAGTACGACGAGATCGATATTCTCGACGAGCAGCGGGAAGTGTCGATGCTCGTGGGGGTCGCATCCACGGGGGCGCTCTCGATCAATGACATTCGTGCGTGGGCTTCGATGATCGTCAAGCATCTCGACTTCCCGCCCGATGACTCCGAGGAAGCGACGATCCCGATACGGTTGCTCGATCTCCAAACGGCAGGACTCTTGGCGCGCGCCGGTGGGGACGCGGGGAGTGCGATGGCGCTGCCCGGTCAGCGGTCGGGGACGT